CTCACCACCTACGAATGGTTCGGAGGAAGTTGGGTCGAAAAACCAACCAACAACTAGAAAACACTACCATGGCAGCTATCTCCTTCCCGGCCTCACCGGCCCTCAATGACATCCACTCCGTCGGTTCTCGTTCGTGGAAATACAACGGCACCGCTTGGAAACTCGTCCCTCGCACAACCGATGCGGTTGTCGAAGGTTCCAACAACCTCTACTACACCAACGCCCGCGTGGCCTCGGCCCCAGCCGTCACCGCTTTGGAATCCCGCGCAGGCGCGATTGAGAGCGACATCACCGCTATCGAGTCGGCAGCGACCAGCTTGACCACCCGTGTCGGCACCGTCGAGGGAGAAATTGATTCCCTCCAATCCGGCCTCTCCACCGCGCAGAGTGACATCACCGCGCTCGGCGTTCGCGTGGACGATGTCCTTTCCAATGTGGATGGGACTGCCCTCGATTCGCTATCGGAAATCGTAACCGCTTTCCAAGCTGCGGATTCGGATTTGAACGGAGCCATTTCCAGCCTCGCTGGTGCCGCCTCCACGAACCTCGCCAATGCCGTCTCCTCGCTGGAAGCCGCCGATGCCGATTTGGCTTCGGACATTTCCGGCCTCGACGCCCGCCTCGACACGGCGGAGGGCGAAATCAACACACTCCAAAGCGACCTCGACGCCGCCGAATCCGCTGCCACCACCCTCGCGGGTCGTGTGACCAGTGCGGAAGGGGACATCGATTCGCTGGAAGGCCGCGCCTCCTCCTTGGAAGGTGGCCTCTCCACCGCGCAGTCGAACATCTCCTCCCTCAATAGCGGCAAGCAAATCAAGGATGTCATCTCGACAACCGCCCCGTCCCACACCGCCGGTCTCCGCTGGATCGACTCTACCGACATGGCAGAGTATGTCTCCTACAACGGAGCGTGGGTCGAAATCGACAAGCAGTAAAAAACCATGTCCGCCCTCGCGTTTCCATCCACCCCGTCAGTCAACGACACCTTCACTTCCGGCACCCGGAAGTGGAAGTGGACGGGAGCGCGTTGGCAGGTCATGCCCGTCACCATCCCGGCCTCTCGCCTCTCTGGCGAGGGGGCGGAGATGGGCGACATCCTCGTCTTCGACGGCGAGGCGTGGTCCCCCGTCCCTCTCACCGAGGGCGGTTCCAACATCGCCCGCGCCGCTTGGGCAGAACCCTACCACTACTACGGCACCGCCCCCACCGGCACCGCCGAATCCTCCACCGGCTGGTCGATCACCCGCATCACCACCGATGCCGATGGGTCGGTCACGGCCACCCAATCCGCCACCGGCGCGTGGAGTAATCGCGCCTCACTTTCCTACAGCTAAAACCTCAAACCCACCAACACCATGAACGCTACCAACCCCATTGAAATCAACGGAATCCAATACCCAAAACTCTCGCTCAATTTGGCCATATCGGGCCGGTATCTGGGTGATGGTTCTTCAGACGCCAATGTCGCCATGCGTCTCGTTCCGACCCGAATCGAAAACGGCGAGGTCATCGCCGCAGACGAAGCCGCCATCGGCATTGCGCTCGGATCACTGGCAGGCAGCGACGAAGCCACAACGCAAGCCGTCGGCGCGATCCAAGCCGCCCTCCAAGCCTACATCTCAGCGAAAGGACTTTAATTATGGCCACCTACTACGCCCGCAAAACGGGAAACATCAACGCCGCCGATGTGTGGGCAACCACGCCAAGCGGAACAACCGCCGCCGTCACATTCGCTTCCGGCGATGTGCTCATGGCAAATTCCTTCACAATTACCATCAATGTGTCCGTCGATCTTGGCGGAACTGGTCAGATTCGCAACGATGCAACTGGCGGAGCAACAGCGGGCGGGTCATTTACAATGAGCGATGGAGTCACTTTAACAGCAAATGTTTATGGAGGAACCGCAAGCGTAGCCACATTGACAGCAAACCCAACGGCATCCCAATTTATCGTCGGAAATCTATATGGTGGCGCGGGCGGATCTGCATCCGCACATGCAATAACTAACACATTAAATACTGGCACATTGACAATAACTGGAAACCTAATTGGTGGAGCTGGATTATCAGCAGGCACTTGTGCGTTAAATATGTCATCCGCGAATGTTGTTGTTAGCGGAAATGTCACAGGCGCGTCTAACACTTCATTTGGCGTGGGTGAGGGAATACGAATGACTGGAGCAGGTAGCTGCACCATTACCGGCAATGTGACCGGTGGCGCGCATTCCACAAACTATGGCGTTCGAGTAACGGGCGCTGGAAACATCACGGTTGTTGGCCAAGCCATAGGTGGCGTTGCGGCCCCTGCCATCAACAACGAATCGACGGGTCAAGTCACCGTGACCCGCGCAGTTGGCAATGGTTTTGGAGGAGGCTCTGTTGGGTTGTCCGCAGCGGTCGGCGTCAGCAATGTGGTGAGTCAATCGTCGATCACAATCGTGGAGCAAATCGAATTTGGAACCCTTGGCCAAAGCCCAGTCAATGGACGCATCCGGTTGAAAAAAGCCAATACCAATGTAGCCGTGTTCAATTTCTGCGACACCGCAGGAGCAAAGACTCTCATCGACGCAACGCAAAACGCAGCGATGCCAGCCGCCACCGATGTGCGCAGCGGCGTGAGCTACGCGAGCGGGGCGCTAACAGGCACATGCGCAGTCCCAGCCGCAGGGTCAGTGGCGCTGGGAGTCCCTGTTGACAACACAACAGGCACGGCAGTGCTAACCCCAGCCGCCGTCTGGAGCCACGCCACCCGCACCATCACCGGCGGGCTTGTCGATACCGCAACAACATTGACCAATGCGCCAACGGTTCCGACGACAAGCCAGATCGCCTCACAGGTGAGAACCGAGCTATCGAGCGAACTCGCCAAAGTCGCGGCCCTCAACACGACTCGACTCGGCCAAGTCACGACTACGGAAATCCTCGGGAATCTTCTCAGTCAAGCGAACTCCTAATGAATAGCGACCAACTCAAATCCGCAGCCACCGGCCTCATCGGCAGCGCCACCTCCATCGGCGCGGCGATTTATTCCATGCTTCCGCATCTGGAAGCGTGGATGCGTTTCGCCTCCGTAACGGTCGGGTTCGCCGTTGGCCTCATCACCCTCGTCAAAATCCTCCGCGATCTGAATAAGTAAAATGCCGAAGTTCGATTTCTATCCATCGTTCAACGCCGGTGAAGTCTCGCCCTTCATCGACGCCCGGACGAGTCTGGAGAAATACCGCAGCGCCTGCCGCACTTTAGAGAACTTCCAAATCCTGCCCTACGGCGGCGTCATCCGCCGCCCGGGGACGCAATTCCTCGGAGCCACCAAATCGGCCACCAGCCAGACCCGCTTGATCGGGTTCAACTTCTCGACCACGACCCGGTTCCTCATCGAAATGGGCGTGGGCTACCTTCGATTTTGGAACCCCGCCACGGGAGCCTTGCAGACCAACACCTCGGGCGGGACTTTGGAAATCTCGCACCCGTATGTGGGAGCCGACCTGCGCGAAATTCAATATGTCCAGATCAACGACATCATGTATTTCGCCCACGCGAACTACCCCCCCTACAAACTCTCGCGCCTCGCAGATAACAACTGGACATTCGCGGAGGTCGTTTGGGACTTCCCGCCACAACTGCAACGGAACAGCACCGACACCACGATTTCTTCCAGCAGCAATCAAGGCACCGTGACGCTCACCGCAAGCGATCCAATTTTCAAATCCGGCCATGTCAACACCCGTTGGGACTTGAAATGGAAACGACTCACTGCGTTTACAGAATACACAATCAACGCCGTTGGCGTGAGCAAGTCCCTCGATACCATTGGAGCGTGGGATTTCAGCACCAGCGGTATCTGGAACGCCACCCTCCGCCTCATGCGGATACCTAACGAAGTCTGGAAAAAAGGGCCGATCAAAAAAAGTTTCACCCGGTCTGGAACGACCGCCACGATTTCACATACCGACCACGGCTACCAAACAGGCGACTTCGTTCACATCGTCAGCGGATCGCCTTTGGCTACGACCATTCCGTATTCGATCACGGTCACAAACGACAACGCTTACACAATTTCGGTGGCAAATTCCGGCGGCACCTCTGGCACCGCAGAAATTGAAAACCTTTCACAGATGGAGGTCGTCCGGGAATACGATGTCAACGCCGACAAAAACATTCTTGCCAGCGGAAATGAGGCCGACCGATGCGGACTAAAGATTTGGGTTAGCACCCACACCAACCCAATTGCCAACGGGCAAGAAGTGCAATTCACTTTACTCCCTGAGACCAGCGCACTGAAATCCTCAGACACTTACACGGTAAAAAATGTCAGCGGCAACACATTCCAAATCCAAAATTTGGACAATACCAGTATTTCCGTCGCAAACAACGGAATTTACGGGGGAGAGACAGCAGTCGTTATTAAATCGGGAGTCGTGAGCGTTTCCTTGCTGACTTTGAGCGGATTGGTTGACGGAACTTTTACCTACACTCTCGACACAAAAGCCCGCGCCCTTCTTTCCAATTCAAATTACTCGACAGGCGGAATCGTTAAAATCAACTCGGTAGCAAGCAACGGACTCACGGCATCTGCAACCGTGACGGAATGGCTTGGAGCGGATTCGCTCAACAATAAAAAAACAACCCTTTGGACCGAGCCAGGCTTTTCGGGCCAAACCGGCTACCCGCGCTCGGTCGCCATGCATGAGCAACGCCTCTGCTATGGCGGCACATCCACCCAGCCAAACACCATTTGGTGCAGCGCCATCGATGATTTTGAAAATTTCCAGACCGGCGTCACCGCCAGCGATGCCGTGCAGTTCACGCTCGCGGCCTCGGAGGGCAACCGCATCAATTGGATGTATAGCCAATCCCAACTTCTCATCGGCACATCCGGCGACGAGTGGACGATTGGCAGCGCCGATTCCTCGCAGGCGCTCTCGGCCACCAATGTGCAGGCGAACCGGCAATCATCCTACGGGTCAAAATATATGAAGGCCGCGCTGGTGAACGATGTCCTCCTCTTCGTCCAGCGCAACGGACGCAAGGTGCGTGAGTTGGTCTACGAACTCAACAAGGACGGCTGGGTCGCGCCGGATTTGACCTTGCTGGCCGAACACATCACCTCCGGGGAGATCGTGGACATTGCCTACCAGCAACAACCCGATGCGGTCCTCTGGTGCGTTCGCGGAGACGGCACACTCATCGCCATGACCTACGAGCGCGACCAGAAAGTCGTCGGATGGCACCGCCACACCCTCGGCGATGCGGATGTCGAGTCGGTCGCCACCATCTACGGAAATGGCACCGAGGACGAACTTTGGATGGTCGTGAAGCGCAATGTCGGCATCGTCGCCGGTCAAAGAGTCCAGTTCACGAACCTCCCTGCCGGGTCGAATCTTTCAGCCACGGAAACCTATGTCGTCTTGGCCAATCCCGGGTCGAACACCTTCACCATCGGCAGCTTGATTGGCGAGTCGCTAGGCATTGCCAATTCTTCGATCACCCCGACCACAACTCGCGTTGTCGTTGTGGATGGCAGCTACTCCGCGCCGGTTTCCAACTTGACGGACGGCGTTTTCACCTACACCGGTGACGCCGCCGCCACCAAGCGCACCGTGGAGCGATTTCCGCTCCTCTGGAGAAAACACATCGATGACCAGACCGCCAAGGACTACCGCTATCTCGATGGTCATGTTTCCTTCGCGACCGGCGCGGTCAACCGCTCGATTTCCGGCCTCGCGCATCTGGAAGGCAAAACCGTTACGGTGATGCAGGAAGGAAGCTCTCCCGTCACGCGCACGGTCAACAACGGTGCCATCACCGTTCCCCAAGCCGCCGCAGGATATGTCGGCCTGCCCTACACCTCAATGCTCCGCCCGATGAAGCTCGACGCCGATTTCGAGGACGGCACCGCGCAGTCGCGCAAGAAGCGCATCCACCAAGTCGTCGTCCGCACCCTCAAAAGCCGGGGCGGCGAAGTTCGCACAAATAATGGAACATGGTATGCTCTCGCCCCGACGACCACCACGGGCGACCAAAAGATCATCCTCGGCGGAGCGTTCGGCATCGACGCCGATGTCGATGTCCGCCAGAACGAACCTTACCCAATGTGCATCATCTCGATCCTCCCCAAGTGGGACGCTTACGGCAATGAGTGAGATCACCATCCGCCACTACGAACCGACCGACTACGAGATGCTCTCGGAGTGGTGGCATGCCCACGGCAAGCACCGCCGCCCGGAGCCGATGCTCCCGAAATGCGGAGTCGTCTGCGAGATCGACGGCAAGCCGGTCTCCGCCCTCTTCCTCCACATGGACAACTCCTGCGGGATGTGTCTAGCAGACCATGCCGTGAGCGCCCCCGGCCTTTCCTTGAAAACCGCGATGCTCGCTTTCAAACATTGCGTGGCTTGCCTCAAAAAAATCGCCAAGGATTTCGGCTACCACACGATGGCGGTCTTCACATACCCCGGCATAGCCCGGGTGCTGGAGCGGCAGGGGTTCCGCGAAGCCAATCGCGACCAAGTTTTTCTTATGACACCAACTGAGGAGGTTTCTAATGGCTGACGGGGGGTTAACAACAATGTTGGTAATATCTGCGCTGGCCACCGCCGCCTCGACCGGAATCGCCATGTATTCCGCCAACGAGCAGTCAAAATCCCAAGCCGCCATCGCCGAATACAACCGCATCCAGAACGAGCAGAACGCCGCATGGCAGCGCATGGCAGCGGAGCGGGCCGCGCAGGCGGATCAGTTCAATTCGCAGATGTCCATGTTCAACGCGCAGTCGCAGGCCGACCAGGCGAACATGAACAATGTCCTCGTTCAGCAGCAATCCCAGCAACTCCGCGCCCAAGCCGATGGCGAGGATCGCCAAGCCCGCGAGCAAGCCGACCGCATCCGCGCCGAGAAGGCCCGCATCCTCGGACTCCAACGCTCCCAATACGCCGCCGGGGGCGTGACCACCGAGGGTTCTCCTCTTGCAGTTTTGGCTGATACCGCCAATCTCTACGAAATGCAGGTCGCCGATACCCGTCTCCTCGCCAATCTCTCCTCGGAGAAAAAACGCTACGAGGCCGGGATGAACGAACTCGTCGGCGATTTCAATTTGAATTCCGAACTCTTCGCCTCGGCGATGAACAAAAAAGCCGCGCAGATCAGCTTCAACGACGCGCAGTTCACAGAGAAAGCCGCAGGAGCAGGCTACCGAATCAATATGCGCCAAGCCGCCATCGAGCAGATGGCAGGCAACGCCACCGCCCGCGCCACCGCGATAGGCGGCTACTCCGCGCTGGCCAGCGGCATCGGTTCTGTCGCCAACACCGGAATGACCGCCTACGGAAGCTCTGCGTCCAAATCAACCGCCAAACAATACGATGGATATGTGTCCAACAATGGAAACCTCGTTGGATACCGCCGCGCAACAATAGCTTAAAAATGCCCGCCATCCGACTCGCCGACATCCCCAACGCAGGCCCGCAAGCCCTCGGACCATCGACCGGCATCCTCGCCCCGCAAGCCGCACAGCTTGGCCGCGCCGCCATGATCGACCCGAGCGGAATGCGAAACGCCGCGCAGTCGATGCTCACGCAGACCTTGGAACTCGATGCTTTCTCCCAAGAAGCCCGCGCCATGGGCAAATTCGCCGACTCCATCGGCGGACTGGGCGATGTCGCCATGAAGTGGGGCCAGAAAATGGCGCAAGCCAAAGACACCGCCGACCTCGCCCGCGCCGAGACCCTCATGCGCTCGGCCTTTGAGAAGCAGCAGAACGAGCAGATGAACACGCCGGTGGACAAGTGGCAGGAAAAATGGATCGCCAATGTCCAGCAGACTGAAAAAGCCATCGGCGAGATCGGCATCTCCAACAACGCCGCCCAGTCGCTCGCTCCGGCCCTTGAACGCTGGAACATGATGGGTGGCCTGCAAATCGAAGGGCAGGCCAACAAGAAACGCATCGAAGGCTACCAGCAGGACATCGAGGCCAACGCCCTAATGAAAATCGCCAATGACGATATCGAAGGCGCAATCGGCATCTACAACAAAGCGGTCGCAGACGAAATCATATCGGAACCCCAAGGCAAACTCGCCGTGGCCCGCCTGCAAGACAATTACCTCCGCAAGACCAAGGAGGAGCGCAACGCCAACATTGCCAGCACAATTATTCAAAATCCCATAGGCGCAGAGGCAGACTTGGAAAAGGCGCTAGAAACAGGTAATTCCGAACTCTTCCCGGAACTCACCGAAAAAGCCGACATCGTCCGCGCCTACAGCAACGCCCGAAGCGAGGCTGGCGTCTACCGAAACAACATCGAGGATGATTTGGATCAATTGATCCTTTCCGGGGAACTCACCAAACCGGAAGACATCCGCAGATTGGCTGAAGGCATCCTTCCGGAGCGCCGGATTCTTTCAGCTATCGAAACTCTTTCCAAGACCCCGGAGGAAATTGAAAAGGCTCTCGCCATGCGTCCAACTCTACTCACCATGGTCGAGGCATACGATCCAACGAAGGATGATAAGGATCGCTCCGAATATCTCAAAATCAAAGACTCCATCCGCCAGCTTCCCGAAGGCGAGCGAGGCGAACTCCTCTCCTCCCTGCGCGATAAGTGGAACAATCCGAAGGAAGCCACCCCAGTCACCGAAGCCACCTCCCAACTCAAAACCCTTTTCAACAAAGGGCAATTTGGCACATGGACAGAAGCGGACGGCAAAATGCCAGACTCCGAAGTGCCGAAGTTCCTCGCCGCCGGAAAGAAATTTGCCGGGTTTAAAAACAGCTTGGAAACTTGGGCCAAGGCCAACCCAAAGGAAGCCGCCGACCAGACCAAGGTCTACGAGAAACTTAACGAAATCCTCGCCGCTGATAAAGAAATTCAAAAAACGAAGGCAGGCGGCTCGTCGTGGTGGTGGCCGTTTGGATCATCTGCCCCTTCCAAGCCAGCCACCTCGACCGACGATGTTCGCAAAAAAATCGACGCCCCACCGAAAACTTCCAAGGCCGATAGCATCAACAAAAAATCCTCCAAGGAGGACATCGTCCAAGCCAATCAAGAAATCGATTTCTCCACTCCGCTTCCCGATTTTTCCTAATGCTTTCCGTCACGCCCACGCCAGTCGAACTTATCGACGACGACACAGCTACTCGATACTACAACGAATTTGATACTCTGGAAGGAGCCGAGCGCGAGTCCCGCGCCGAGGCACTTCGCCTCTGGGCCGACCAGAAAGATGCCGACCAGAAACGCGAGCAGTTCGACACGCTCAACAAAATCTACACCGACTTCGATGGCTATGTGAACGATGCCGGGTTGCAGGATTTCGACGAGGACTCCCGCTACCGCACCGCCAACCGGCAGTTCATCGCCTCGCAGTTCGACCAGACTCCAGAGGAGCAGCAGGACATCTACTCCTCCTTCCGCGACAAGTGGACCGAGTCGGTGGCTGGGAAAAAAGGAATGTCCGAGAAGGAAACCTTCGGCCTCATCAAGGAAGGCATCGACGCCCGCAACGAGGTGGTTCAATCGGTCAACGAAATCCCCGGGGACATTGCCTTGGGGTTGTTCGATAGCATCGGCCAAGGCACGGCGGTCGAGGTGCCGAAACTCGTCAGCATCTGGAAAGAACGCAACGCCGAGAAACTCAAAAAATTACCAGCGGGCTGGGAGTCCGGGTTACTCCAAGCCGCATCGGATTACGCCACCGAGACCGAAGGAATGCTTCGGAACTACTCCGAACCGCTCAAGCAAGTTTACGATCACCTAGCAGCGGTGACCGGACGGGACACCGAGCGGGCCGGGGAGACCAATCCGAAATCCATGCAGGAAATCGAGGGGCTTGCTGACACGCTGGCAACCATGCCGCCCGAGGTTCGCGACCGCGCCTATGCCGCCGTGGTTCTCGGAGCAAAGCAAGCAGGGCAGGAACCCAAGGAATTTCTGGAGCAATGGGGTGAATCATGGAGTCGGACGCTCAATATGTTCCGATCCGGTTCGATGGTCATGCAGGAGGATTCCGCTTATTCTGAACTGCAACTTCTCAAGGAAGCACCAAAGGTCTGGAAAGATACCGACACCGGCAAGCTGACCGTCTACCCCGGGTTCGATCAATCCAACGCCAAAGAAATCACCCCCGAGGAACGCACCGAACTGACCGCCGAGGCGCAGAAGAAATTCGACCGGCTGCAAGTTTACCGGGAGCTTTTCAACATCGCCGACAATCAATTCGACCCGATCAAAAAAATCAACGAGGGAGGATTTGGCGGATTCATGGAGGCGATGGCATACGGATCGCCGCAGGCGCTTGCTTACACCGGCATGGCGCTTGTCCCCGGAGTCGGTCCTTGGATGACAGGCGCGGCAATTTATTCTGAAGAATACAACAAGCTGCGCCTTGATGGAGTCAATCCCGAGACCGCCCGCTCGATTGCCGCGCCAAGCGCCATCCTGCAATCGGGGTTGGAGCGTGTCGGTGCCAAGATGATTTTCGGCAAGCTCCTGGCGTTTGAAAAGCTAATGACCAAGATCGGCAACCCGGCGCGAGTCGGTCGTGCCGGGAGTGCAGGTATTCGCTTTGGGACTGCTGTCGTGGGCGAGAACATCGTGGAGGGAACACAGGACTTCGTCACACCGGTCGTGCAAGATGTCGCTGCCGCATTGGGCGCGGATGTGCCAGATGTGGATTGGGGGTCAACGCTCGGGCAATGGGGAACTTCCCGCCTCGATGTCCTCGCCGCAACGATCCCCGGCATCCTCATCGGAACCGGCGTTGCAACCATGTCCGATGGGAAACGGTTCAACGATTTCAACGAGCGGCTCGATCTCTACCGGACATTCGGCATGGACGAAGCCGCGATCAAGCGAGTGGAGGACAACCAGACCCCACAAGACCGGCAAGTCGCGTTGCAATCCGAATACAAAAAACTCACGCCAGACAACATCAAAGCAGGCATCTCCTACATGGAGTCGAAGATGGACGAGGCCAAGTCCATGCAGGAAGACCCGAACCTGCCGACCATAACCCGGGAGCAGGGAGAAAACGGCAAGCCGGTCTTCGTCGTGCGTGACGAGAAAGGCGCGGTCGCCTACCGCAGCGAGGAGGAGCAGGCGGCTATGTCGGCAATTACCCAACTTTTCAAAGGGCAACTTCTCAACGAACGCAATGTGGTTGTAGACCTCCGCAACCAATGGCTCGCAGAAGACCCCACCAATGTCGCCATCGAGTCCGATGGGATCACCGCGCAGGAAAAACTCGAAAAACTCCAAGCCGCAGGGAATGTCGCGCAGATCGAGGAACTCCACCGCCGCATCGCCACTTCCCCATACAAGGACACACCCTACGACCAGATCAACATCCTCGGAGAGGCGACCGTCGAAGACCTCGGAGAAATGGTTTTCCGTGGCGTAATCACGCTCAACCAAAATAGCCGCCCCGAAGATGCCCGCGAAGAGATTCACCATGTCGCCGTCCGCAAGGCGCTGATGAAAGGCTCGGTCACGCTCGACACCTTGAAAGGATGGCTCGACGCCACCGAGACCGCCCTGCCCGACAAGTTCCCCGGCCTCGTTCGCGACAACGAAAACGACATTGTCGAGTCCCTTGCGCGTGTCCAACGCGCCTACGAGGACGGCAAAATCAATGCCGATGAAGAAATGGCGTTGCCTGCATCCTTCGTGGACTACATCAAGCGAATGCTGAAAGCCTTTAAAGAAGTCCTCCAGCGAGCAGTCGCTTTGCGCGGTGCTTTCAAGCAAGGAATCCTTCCCGGTGATTACGAATCCTTCCTCGCCGAATCCGTGGGACTCAACCAGCAGACGATGGTGGACACCACCCGGGAGCGAGTCGGCGGCGAACTGGCACAAGGCACCTTCAACTACTCGGTTGGGCAACGAGTTTCGACTGATACCAACCCATACCCCATGGAGCAGAAGGGCAAGTGGTGGGCTAACGAGGATTTCGCGCAGCGTGGCGGGCAGATCGTGACCATGTCGCCCGACGAATTCCTTTCACAGGTCAGACCGCTGGAAGTGGACGAAGCCTCCCGCGACAACATCGACGACCTCAAAAACATGATGCAGAGCGGGCGCAAACTCGACCCGCTGGCCATCTACGCCGATGGCAAGGAAGACGGCAGGCACCGCGCCACCGCCGCCAAGGAACTCGGGATGGCTACGATCCCGGTCCTCGACTTCCGGGCAAACAAGCCGGAACCCAAAGGCAATGACTTCTCCATCGGTTCCCGCGCCAGCGCAGTTTCGACTGATACTCCCTCCATTCGCGCCAGCAACGCCACGATTACCGGACCTGCAAACTACAGCATCGGAGCATTCCACGGCACCCCGCACAAGGTGGACAAATTCAGCACCGAGAAGATCGGCACCGGCGAAGGAGCGCAGGCTTATGGGTGGGGGCTGTATTTTGCACAAGCAAAAGCGGTTGGAGAAGGATACCGAGATCAACTCGGCGGCATTCGGTTGATGACCGCAGACGGGCAGATGGCAGACAACATTGTGTCTACGCCGGGGGCGAAAAAAATACTCAAAGAAGCTCGGGCTTTTTGGAAGCAAACAAAATCGCTGGATGGTTTTGTAAAACAATTGGAGTCATCAAAATCCCAATCAAAGGTTTGGGCAGCGCAAGGCGATAATGTCGAATCCAACTCGCAATATGTAAAAGATGTAGACGAGGTTTTGTCAGCAATTAAAGACACAACCCCAACCCCAACAGGCAACCTCTACAGCGTCGAACTCGATGTTGACGATGCCGACCTGCTCGATTGGGACAAGCCGCTCTCCGACCAAAGTCCAAAGGTGCATGCAGCATTGCAATCAATCTCCGGCAATTGGTTGTGGCAGGACGCAATTTCTGGGAAAAGTGGGGAGCAGGTTGGCGGGGCATTATACAGCACACTTCGCGCCACATTTCCCGATGCGGAGTTTTCACGCGATGGCGTTGACGCTTCAAAGAAAGCCTCCGAAGCCCTCCTCGCCGCAGGCATCCCCGGCATCCGCTACCTCGACGGCGGTAGCCGCTCGGTCAATGCTACAGACGACCGGCTTTTAGAACTTGCCGAGAAAAACAACGGCAACAAGGAAGCCGCTGTCGATGAGTTCATGCGAAGTGTCTATGACACACCAAAGGCCAAGGAGAAAATGCGAAGCGACCTTCTTCGCAACTTTCCAGAACGCACCTCCAACTATGTCGTCTTCGACGAGAACCTCATCAAGATCACCGAGGAGAACGGCAACCGCATCCCCGCATCGGAAGCTCTCGCCGCGCCAGCTACCGGCGCAACCAACTACAGCATTGGGAAAAAGGACAAAGAAGTTGTCGTTAATCCAGACGAGACAACAGAACCCGGCACCCCTGCTCCAGATACTGGTATTGAAATCCTTGATCCAGATCAAGAAGGAGAGGATATTCCGTGGGGGCCGACCAATTACTCAATTGGCCCAAGATCATTGCCGGAAGTTTTTCCGACAATAGACAAAAAACTTTTCAACAAGATCAAGAAGGAGACATCGACAATTGCGGCAATCCACATCGACCGCATGAAGGTCGGTGAGCTTATGGGGATACCATTGCAAGGCGGAATGTTTTACCCGTCCATTGTTGAGAATTTAAAAGCCGGAGTGGTGTGGGCGTTTAATGCTCCAAATGTGGCAAGGACGGTCGCCCGACGAGCTGCCGCCAATGGTGGATATGTGAAATTAGTCCTCATGCAAGAGGGTAATGTTATTGGTAACAAAACATTTACTCATGTATGGTTTGCAAGCCTTGAGCAAAACATTTCAAGCGGAGCGATCACAAAAGCAACCGCACTTGGAGAACTTAATCGTGTGCGTGAGTTGTTTTCTAATCATTCAGATTCAAAACTTTCAACTGGTCACAAGAAAAAATGGAAGTCTTTAGAAGAAGCCAAAAACGCGATTATTTCTTTGCCGCAACAAAAACGCGCATCGACATATTTTAAAAAAACGAAGGTCGAAACAAAAGGCGAAGGTGTAAAAATCGCCTACCAGCAATTGCTTTCCAAGAAAAACACAAAACTTGGAATGCCAGACCCAATCACTCTGGTTGAGCAAATGGAAGAACCGGCATTCAAAGGAATGCCAACCGGGGCGATTGTTGGAATAATAAAAATCGATCCAATTAAAGATAGTGATCCTATTTTAACCGGCCAACAAGCAGGGGTTCCAACACACTTGTCCTACGACTATGTTTTGAAAGGGAAGCCTGTTGCCAAGATGAAAAAAATCACCGTCTTGGATGAGGCTTTTCCAGAAACAAAAAATCAAATACTGACGCAACAGCACACCGATTTCCCTCTTGCGGGTGCAATCAACTACTCCATCGCCTCGCAGCGCGAGATCGACCGAGTAAACGCCGCGCTCGGCGGCATGAACCGAGGCCCGGACGAGCGGCTCAAAGTCTACGAGAGGGCCAAGCAAAAATTCTCCAAGCTCATGTCTTGGAATTCCGATGAACTCGGAGCGATGGCCGACACCGGCTCCGACGAGACGCAAATCCGCCGCAACCAATTGCTCCAAGGATTCGGCGAACTCGACGCGATCCTTCAAGTCCTCCCGCCCGAAGTGCGTGGGCGCGTGGGCGGCTACACCGTCCTCGCCAACATCGCTCCGATGGATGTCTTCAAGGACGGAGTGAAAGTCTCCGAAGCCAAAAACATGGACGGCGCGATCATCAGCGCATGGATGAAGGAAGGCCAAAACATCGGCCAAGCAGGCAAGCAGGTCTCGCTGCCACCAGGCTACACGGCCAAGGAAAACCTCGCCAGCAAGCGAGCCGACAAAGCCCTCGCCGACTTCTTCCGCGACCGCATCAAGAAGATCGACACCGAACTCGAAAAGGTGCTGGTGCGCGAATACACCGAGGCCATCACCAAGGCCGTGAAGCAATCCCGCCCGAAGGCCGGTGACAACGGAGTCCGCAAGTCAACCCTTGGAGCCGAGACGCAGAAGTTCGCCGACATGGTTTACCGAGCCACCCTCCTTGACGACGAGGCCACGCCCAAGCGCATGGACGAGATTGATGCCGCGCTCACCAATCCGGACGCCACCGCCGAGGACATCTCCGCTCTCTCTGAAGAGCTGTCGATCCTCAACACATTTGGCGACCTCGACAACCGTTCGTCCGAGACGCTCGCACAGGGTCTCGACTGGCTCAAAGGTCAACTGCAAATGGGACGCGAAGCGTGGCGGATCAAGGAGCAGGCCCGCATCGACGAGCAGAGGGCGCGTGCCGCAGCGACCATCGAATGGCTCGGCAAAGGCACAGCAAAAAAACGCTTCGCCGACAAGGGACTCATGCAACGCATCACCGAGGTCGGGAACAACTACCTTCTCGACCACGCCAGTTTCGAGCAGTTCGTCACCGCCATGCTCCCGCCGGAGATCGCCGCGAACTTCTCCGTGCGTCTCCGCAAAGCCGACATGGCCGCGCAATCCGCAGAAATCCGCGATGGCAAAGGCATCCTTGATGCCGTCCGGGAAGGCGCGAAAGCCGCCAACATGTCAGCAGGCGATGCCATGCTCTGGCTCAAAGGAGATCAGAAAAATGCCGTAGCCTACCTTGAAGGCCGCAAAGTGAAGGACGAGCGCATCGCCATCGAACTTGCTCAAAAGATCGTCACCGGCGAGGCCGACCGAAGCAAGCTCACCGATGCCGATATCGAGACGCTCCGCAACGAACTCGCCGCACTCCCGGCGGACACGCAAAAAGAATTCGTCACCATCAAGCGTGTCATTTTCCGTGGCGAGGATGTGAAGCTCGACATGTCCCGCGCCAAGGCCATCCAACTCCTGCTCTCATGGAACCAACCGGATGTCCAAATCAAGATGCGGAAGGAAGGATGGACCGATGAAAGCGCAGCCGACCTTAAGGCTCTCGTCAACGATCCCGTCTCCCGATCCGTCATCAACTACCTGCAAGCCCTCTACGGCAAAGGCGTAAGCATCGTGAATCCGGTCTACTCGCGAATTTTCGGCATGACCATGCCGCAGGTCAAAAACTACGCGCCGACTCGGTTCCTCAACGCCAAAGACTCAAAGGACATCGGCCTCGACGGGTCGCCGACCGCCACCGGCACGACTCCGAGTTTTGCCAAAACCCGTGTCACCCACTCTGCCAAGATCGCTGCAGAGGATGCCCTCACCGTGGCGCAAGGCCACATCGCCCAGCAAGCCCATTGGGTCCATTTCGCCGAACTCGCCCGCGAATTCCGCGCACTCCTCTCCTCCCCGGATGTCCGCGAATCCCTCAAGCAAAAGCACGGAGATGCCGTCCTCAAAAGCGCCGAACTCTGGGCAGACCAATTGGAACAACGAGGCGGCAACAAGGCCCGCGAATCCGCATGGCTCAACAATGTCATCGGCACAGCCATCTCCGGCAAAGCAGTCGCATCGCTCGGATTCAACCTCAAGACGCTCGCAATGCAGCTTGAAAACACGATCCGCTTCGGCCTCTCGCTCGACATGAAGCAGATCGCCTCGGCGCTCTCACAACCCGGCAACATCATTGAGGACATCCAGACCGTCTGGGAATCCGATGCCATCCAGAACCGACTCCAAGGAGGCGCAACCGCCGAGGCGCGTTTCCTTTTCTCCCGCTACGCAGGCAAACCAAACTTCGCCGCGAAGATCGCCGAGGCATCGATGACCCCGATCAACTGGCTCGACTCCGCAGGAACTTCGATCTCCAGCGCCATCGTCTACAGGGCCAACCTCGATGACGCCCTCGACGCAGGCATGCCAGAGAACCTCGCCAAGCAAGCCGCACTCAATGCCGCCAGCGAGGCCATCTACCGCTTCGCGCAGCCGGTCAGCTTTGGCCAGAAAAGCATCATGGAAAACAACGGGAATGTTTTTGCAAAAACCTTCTTCCTTTTCATGTCCGACCCGCGCCTCAAGACCGCCATCCTCGCAGATGCCGCTCGCGGGCTGGCCACAGGGCGAGGCAAAGCCAGCGAACACATCCGCCGCATCGTCGCCGTGGAACTCATGGCGCTCGTCTCCCATGTCATCTCCAGCGCATTCAAAGACACCTTTTCAGATGACGACGACGAGGAAATCTGGGGCATCGGCGGCTTTGCAAAAGCCATGCTCCTCGCCCCATTCCAAGGATTCTTCTTCGCAGGATCAGTGGCCGAGGTCGCCCTCTCCAAGCTCACCGGCCAAGGGTATTTCACCTCGTCGCAAAACCCGCTCCTCAACACCGCCGAGTCGGCAATCCGCGCCGGGTCAAACCTCGATGACGCCTTCAACTTCAGCGACCCAGACGCCATGCTCAAAGAGTGGAACAATATCTTCCGCTCGATGGCAGTCACGCCAACCATGGCCGCGCCTGCCGTCCTCCTCAACATGGTCAAGCCTGCGCTCGGCCTCTACCAAAACGCCACCACCGAGGACTGATTTTTGACTAGCGAATTTTGACTGATACCATCCACAACATGAAACCAATGAACTACCTGCTCACACAACTCGGCCAATCGTCAACATGGAGGGGCGTCCTTCTGGTCCTCACGGGGCTGGGCGTCTCGCTTAGTCCGCAGCACCAAGAAGCCATCGTGGCGGCGGGGTTAGGGCTGGTCGGCGCGATCAACATCCTCCGCAAGGGATGACCCCGGGCCGGATCGCCGCAGGAATGATCCTCTTCGCCTTTGCCTGTCTGGCACTGGCGTTCCTCACCTCCTGCGTCAGCGTTCCGATCCCGCCATTCGGCGACCGAGTCGGCGAGATGGGCAACCTGCAACTCAGCGTGTCGGTGAAATACATGCCGGTGCAAAACCCCGACCTCCCCGCAGACGACAACCTGTCCTATGCCTGGTCGAAATTCGGCGAGGCAAAAGCCCTCAAAGACAAATGACAAAGCTCCTCGCCGAAATCGCCGCCTCACAAATCGGAGTCCGCGAGGAAGGCGGGAACAACAACGGATCGCAAATCCGAGACTACCAGCGGGCCACCGACCTAAAGCCCGCCTCATGGCCATGGTGCGCGGCCTTCGTTGATTGGTGCATGCGCGAGTGGCTCCACGCTCCCGGCGTCACCGAGTGGCTCAACCTCCAATCTTCAACGACCGAGGAATGGCGACCAAAGACCGCCCTCGCCTACGGATTCCTCGGCTGGGCGAAGTCCCGCCCCAAAACCTCGGTGATCTTGCACGAACGCGACCTCGCCCAACCCGGCGACATCGTCGTCTTCGACTTCTCGCATGTCGGAATCGTCGAATCCGATTCGGGCTTTCAGATCATCACCATCGAAGGCAACACCAACGGACGCGGAGATCGTGATTCCGAATCCGGTGACGGCGTCTGGCGCAAAGCCCGCCAGAAGACAATCGCCCGGAATTTCATCCGAATCCGCCCTGTCTTGGCACTTTCTGGCACTGCGCCTGTAAGTCGTTCGTAGTCAGTAGCCGTTTCTCGACTCGAAATCGAACGTAGCGCAAGCTACCGCGGGTTCGAATCCCGCCCCTTCCGCTCCTCCAGTAAAGCCTCTGGAGCCTTTTCCCAAGCGGGTCTCCGGTCACCCCTCATCTTTTGCTTCGTGTTTTTTTCTGTTGCGTGGTTTTGCTTTTGAGGGGATGTTTTTGGCACTAGTTGGCACTGACTGCCAAAACACCAACCAACAGAATGAAACACAATCCCTATGCAGTTCGGTTTGAAGATTCGCGAAATCGATGGGTGCTGGATTTGAAGGCGTCCCATTTCGGGGATCGGAAACGGATGTTTTTTGAGACCGAGTTGGAGGCGCATTCGGAGGGGGCGCGGTTGGTGGATGTGTTGCGCGAGAAGGGGCGCGAAGGAGTGAGGAGCGAGGAGGGCGGGATGTCGGTGGCGGTGGCGACACGAATGTTTGCGGCGGAGAATGCGACGAAATCGAAGTCGCATTTCGCGAAGGTCGAGATGCTGTGCAAGGAACTCAATGCCCGCTGGGCTGGTCCGGTCGCGGCGATTGAGCCGGTGGCTTTGACTCGGTGGCTTAACCAGACCTCGGATTCACCGACGACTAGGGCGATGTGGTTTCGCTATGCGCGGATGTTTTTCCGTTGGGCTGCGAGGATGAGGTTCATCGAGCGGTCTCCGGTCGAGGGGATGCGGAGTCCGAAGGCGACCCCGGCGCGAAACATTTTGACGGCTTCGCAAATGAAGGAACTTTTGAAGGAGACGATGCCGGACGAGATTCGGGCGTTGCTTTTGCTAGGCGGGTTCGCGGGCCTGCGGACGATTGAGGTGGCGCGGATGAATTGGGAGGATGTGGATTTCAAATCGAAGCAAATCCACATTCGGCCCGAGGTCTCGAAACAGACCACGGGAATGCTGGAGCGGGTCGTGGACATGACCGAGCCGTTGGTGAAGCGGAGGGAATTTTTCAAGGGGAAGAAGGGGGTGATCGTGAAAGGATCGCTAGAGGCGCTGCATGAGGCGCGGCGGCGAGTGGCGCTTGGGATTGGCTGGGAGGGCTGGCCAGAAAATGCGCTTCGGCATTCGTTCGCGACCTACCACTTGGGTCGCTGCGGCAACGCCGGGTTGACCGCTTACCAGATGGGCCACACCTCGCCCGCGATGGTGCAGCGAGTCTATGCGGTTCCAGCCGTGCGGGCCGACTGGAAGGCTTTCTGGAGGATTTGACCTATGCCCTACGCGAACAAAAAAACGCAGCAAAAGTTCATGGCGAAGCAGTATGCGGATCGCTACCGCACGGACGATAAATTCAAGGAGGCGGAGAAGGTTCGCAAGGCGGATTGGTATCAGAGGAACCGCGAGAAGGTGATTGCGCGTGTTATGGAGAACAAGGCAAAGAAGGTGAAGCGATGAGCGTTATCATTGTTTCCGGTTGGTTGTTTCTCTTTGTGGCGTCTTGCTTATTCATGGGCGAATACGCGCCAGCTGGTAATTGGTGGAACAAAACATGGTTCGGAATTTACATTTTCTGCATGGTAGTTTTAGGGGTTGCCGTGATTTATTTTAGTTTTTTTTCGGTGAAATAAAATTGCCGCGCAGCCAGCATTCATGCGGGTTGGCGGGCGGATGGACGGTTTTGATTTGGGGCGCTGGTCAAGTCCCCTCGCCTGCAGAGCGTCTGTTTAAGCGGGTGAATTTTTATTTCGGCCTGCGGATCATTTGCCCATGCGGTTGTCAAGTGTTTTTTTATGGTAGGTGATCACCGCATTGAAGAATAATTCTTGTGTGGTTTTAGTAACCTCGGCTAAAAGTTTTTTCGTCATGCCAAACCAACACTCCACCGACAAAGAAGTGATCGGATTTTATATCCCTCGCACATTGGCGGCACGGGTTCGCAAAGCTGCCAAATCCCGTGGGCTGACAATCACCGCTTTCATTGAAGAAACTCTTACCCATGCCACTCGCAAAACCATTCTCGCGCCAGAGGACTACCTCGCCATCGCCGAAGCCACAAAAAGAGCTGCTGGCCGTGTGGCTTCCAAGAGAGCTAGTCGCCCGAGTAAAAATTGAGGCGGAAGCAGGCAAAAGACCAACCAGTCGGCAGGTCGAGTTTTTTTTGGAGCAGGTTTTAGTAACCCGCCAAGTTAAAGATGCATACATAAAGTCGCTAGAATAAACAATTTTTTTATAGAAAGGTTTTAGTAACCCATGAACATAATGATGACCGTAGAAGAAGCCGCTCAACTCACCGGCTACGCGCCGTGGACGATTCGGCAGTTTTGCAACAAGGGGATGTTCACCGCAGAAAAGCCCCGTGGCGACCGTGGCGGTTGGCGCATCCTTCGGCCCTCGCTGGAGAAATGGTGGGCAGACAAGCGCCGTGCGAGCCTCAACACCCGGAGGGCTTCCTAATGGACACCATTCTCCGATGCCTAGATTACGCCTTCGATTTTATCTGGATGGTCTCGCCGGTCGTCATCCTCGGCCTTTGTGCATGGAGGTTGGCCCGATGAGTGCAGGATTCGCCATCGCCCTCGCCATCCTCACGCTTGGCTCCTGCCTCGCGAGCTACCACTGCGGGCAGAGAAATATGTTCATCAGAATGCGCCGTTTCGAGGAACGACGCAGGCGATGGGCGGAATGGGAAGATTTCGAGGACTAGTCCTCACCACAAGAAAAGCGCCCCGAAGGACGGCAATCCAACGGGGCAAAGTTAAACCACAAGAAAAGCAGTAATAACAAAATGAGTAACACACAACTGACTACACAAGTCAACACACAAGTCGCCTTGGGCGACATGCAGGTCATGGCTTCGGCCATCGTCAAATCGGGTCTCTTCGGCATGAAGACCCCGGAACAAGCTCTCGCGCTGATGATCGTGGCGAGCGCCGAGGGGCGTCACCCCGGATCGGTGGCGAGCGATTACCATATCATTCAAGGCCGCGCCTCGCTGAAGGCGGACTCGATGCTGGCGAGGTTCCAGCAGAGCGGCGGGCGTGTCGAGTGGCACGACCACACGAACGAGAAGGTCTCCGCGACATTCTCGCACCCTGCGGGCGGATCGCTCCGCATCGATTGGGACATGGCTCGCGCCAAGGCGGCTGGGCTGGGGTCAAAGGACAACTGGAAATCCTACCCTCGGCAGATGCTCCGGGCGCGGGTGATCTCGGAGGGGGTCCGGGCGACATTCCCAGCAGTTCTCAATGGGATGTATACCCCAGAAGAGGTCGGTGAGTTTGACTCCCCTCGCCCAACACGCTCGGTAAAAGTGGAGGTCGCACCAGAGCCGGTGGCGGAAGCACCGAAGCTCATCGAGGTCGAAGCCGTGGCGGTATCAAATGATACCACGCCGGAACCGGATTGGGCGGCTGAATTGGAAAAGCGCATTTTTGAGCATGAGCCGAAGGTGAACACCTTCCTCGTCGCCAAGGGCCAGATCGCCGAGGGGCAGACTTTCCGCGACATCGCGGATGAGGGCTACCGCAACCGCGTTTTGTCCAACACGCCACGATTCATCGACGCCGTTCTGAAGGAGGTCGCATAATGAGCGCGACGATTCGACACTCCGCTCTCGACAAGCTCGACCTGTGTCCTTGCTTTGAAAGCAACCCCGTCTCCGGCCCTGCGGCGGAGCGCGGGACTCGCATGGATGTGGCTTACCGGGGTCTTCTCATGGGGGAGCGCCAGCCGTTTCTTTCACTCTCTGACGACGAGCAGGACTCGGTGCTGTGGGCGGTCACAACGGCCAAGGAATTGGCCGAGGGGCATGAGATCATCGCCGACGAGGCGCTTCTCAAGGTGACCACGCCGCACCTCTCGCATGAGGGAACCGAGGATTCGCGAGTGAATGCGAAATCCATGAGCATGGATTTGAAGTCGGGCCAATTACGCTCGTATCACAGGCAGCAGAGTGCCTATGCCCTCGGCAACATGGACCGCACTTTTGCAAAAGAGTGGGAGTGCGTTCTGCTATTCTGCGACCAGCGCGAGGTGGTCCACTACCGCTACACCTACGAGGAAGCGGATGCGTTGGTGAAACGAATCGTGGCCTCGGCGACCGATCCCAACCGCCAGCCCTGCGCTAATGAGTATTGCTCATGGTGCCTCAAAAAAGACCGATGCCCACAGGTTGTCGAGCCGGTCGTTCAAACGCTGGCGACCGTGGAATCCTCGGTTTCGCTGGCCGATGTCCGGCAGGGGATTCTGGCCGACCCGGATCGGCTGGGGAAATTCCTCAAGGCGGCGTCGATCTTTGAGAAGGAACTCCTCAAGCCTATCAAGGATGCGGCGAAGGAACTCCTCGCAGCAAATTGTGAGGTTCCCGGATGGAAACTCCAGCACCAAAGCGGGAGCGAGTATTTCGACCGGCTGGCCGTTGTCTCAGCGGCGGTGGCTGGCAAGTCGGGCCTCGATGACCTCGTCGCGGCGATGGGTGGCGACATGGGTGGCAAGGCGTTCCGCGAGTGGCATGAAAAGATGCGGATGCCGGTTCGCGAGGAGAACGCGCAACGCAAAACCGACATCGTGAAGCTCGTCGAGGACAAGCCGAAGAAAGCGAGGGCCGCGAAATGAGTGTGACCAAAAAGGACAAAAAGAAAATGAATAACATTTTTCTTCGCGATTGGTTTGCTGGACAGGCATTGGCCGGGCTGCTGGCTAGTGGGCATTTTACTCAAACGGGCGGCTATTTAGTCACTCCTTACGGAAATCCAGAGTTTTCTGCTCCAAGTGCTGCATGGTCTTGTGCAAAGCAGATGATGAAGGTCCACAATGCGTTAAATGCTTGTGAAAAAGCTCAACAAAAGAAATCAAAAGGGAGGGCCGCGAAATGATTAAAAGCTATGACGAGTGGGAATTGAGAGGCGGGGATGTGGCCGAGTCAAAATTACTTTCGATGACCCCTCAAGAATTAGACGAGTGGAAACTTGGGTTGCTTACAAGCGCAAACGATCTTGTTGAACTTCTCAGCAAAGAGGTTTTGCAATTGCGAGAGGAGAAGAAGGCTCTGCAAAATAAGGTTCTCGATGTTAAAATCGAGGTTCTCGACCTTAAAATCAAACTTGTTGAATTAAAGCGTCCGAAAGTGAGGGAAATATGACCGGCGAGGAACTGCGCGACCGGGGCATTCTGCAAGTGGATGCCAACACCTCCGAGGATTGGAAGGCGACCTGCGATGGTGTCATCTCATGGCTGGCCCGCAACGGAGCGGAATTCACCGCCGAGGATGTGAGGCCATGGATACCGGAGCCTCCGCACCCGAATGCGATGGGGGCGAGGTTTTCGGCAGCGGTCAAAACCGGCGTGATCCAGCACCTCTGCTACCGCAAGGCGAAGCGGGCCAAGGCTCATGCTCGGGTGCTGGCCGTCTACAGGGGGGCAGCATGAACATCCAGTTTGAATTCCAATTTGAAAAACTGGAGCCGGTGAAGGTCGTGAAAAACAACTGGGGACCATTCTGGCATGTGATGCAGGGCATTTACTGCTGGCCTGGTGATGCCGATCAAAAGACATTTGCAAGCATCGAGGAGGCGTCGGCTTTTGCCAAGCGCCACGGTGCGAACCCTGTTGTGGGTATCGAGGCGCTGCACGGACGCCACAGGAGGGCAGCATGACTAAGCGCCCTGCGTTTCAATTCTACCCCGGGGATTGGCTGCGCGACACAGGGCTGCGGTCCTGTAGCGCGGCGGCTCGCGGACTCTGGATGGATATCCTTTGCTTCATGCATGAAGGTTCACCCTATGGTTACCTCAAGGTTAACCATAAGGTTATCCTTGCCCCCAACCTTGCTCGCATGTGCGGGCTAACCTTGCAGGAAACGGAAGGGTGTCTGGCAGAACTCGCCGAGGCTGGCGTTTTCGAGACCGACGAGGAGGGCGTGATCTTTTCGCGCCGAATGATTCGGGACGAAGAGCTTCGTAATAAGCGGGCTGCGTGTGGTCACCTCGGTGGCAACCCAACCTTGAAGGATAACCTGAAGGTTGGCGTTTGCTTATCCACCGAGGTTAAGCAAAAACCAACCCCTTCTTCTTCATCTTCATCTTCATCTTCTAATACTTCTTCTAACGAAGAAGTAGGGGTGGAGTTTCCGGCGAACCTCAAGTCGGCGGATTTTGGAGCGGCATGGGAAAGCTACCTTGCTTACCGAAAGTCATCCCGACTCAAAGCTCTCGCCCCGGCATCGGTCATGGCGCAACTCCGAAACCTCTCGGACATGGGTCACGGCGAGGCCATCGAAGCGATCAACCAATCCATCGCCAACGGATGGCAGGGCATTTTCCCGCCGAAAAACAAGAAACCTGCGCCTATTAAACAAGAGGAGGTGGAGCAATGGTAGCCTCGGTCCAATGCTGCGCGACCGAGTCGTGCTACAACTCGGTGCCGGTTCCGGGCGATGATCTGCTTCGGATTTTTCCGAACATCAAAATCCTCTGCGATGAGTGCGATCTCGAAAGGATCGAGCGGCTGAAGCAGGAGCAGGCCGCAGAGGAGCAGGAGAGGCGGCAGGAGGCGTTCCATGCCATCTGCCCTCCACTCTACCGCGAAAGCGACCTCGGACGCATTCCTGCGGCCTTCCTGCGCGAATGCGAGGCATGGCGCTTTAATCCGGTCGGCCTCGGTCTCGTCGGTCCTGCGGGATGCGGCAAGACGCGAGCGGCGTGGATACTGCTGAAGCGACTGCATTTTGAGAACTTGCGAGTCTTTGGCATCACCTCCACGGGATTTGCGAAAGCCTGCGCGGACCAATTCCACGACAATCCGCAGGCCAAAGCCTTGGCGGAGGACACGCTGACCCGCTGCCGCCGGACGAAGGTGCTGCTGCTCGATGACCTCGGCAAACAGAAGATGACCGAGAGGTCGGAACTGGAACTCTTCGACCTGCTGGAACACCGATCCTCCCATGAACTGCCGGTGATCTGGACGGCGAATGCCGCCAAGGGCGACCTCAGAAAAATGCTCTCGTCCGACAGGGGCGAGCCGATCCTCCGGCGGTTATCGGAGTTTACGAAAATAATCAATACATGAAATTGGATTTCTATGAAGCTGATATGCTTGCGTTTTTTTTGAGGCAAACGAAGGAAGACTTTGTTGAATGCGCTATGGATTTTGGCTGGGAGCTTCAAGACGCACAACAATTTCACGAGGATTTATTAAAAAAAACCCTTAAAAACCTATTCAAAGAACTGGAATGATCGTGATGCCGTCCAACAACTCTGGAATCCAGATAGGATACCTTGCCGGTAAGTTTTTAAACCGAATCGGCTGGTTGCTATCTCCAGATGGTTGGCGGCAACCTCCATCGTGGATGCCATACGCTCTCGACAATGGCGCATACGGGGCATGGGCCAATGACCGGGAGTGGGATGCAGAAGCCTTTCTCAATTTGATTGAGAAATCAAAATCTGCACACAAGCCGCGCTGGGTAGTGGTTCCCGATGTGGTAGCAGACAGGGAGTCAACGATCATCCGCTGGCATGAATGGATGCCTCAACTACGAGATCGCCTGCACGGGGTATGCTTTGCCTTTGCCGTGCAGGATGGAATGACCCCAAACGATGTTCCGCACGAAGCAGAAGTGATCTTTGTAGGAGGCACAACCGAGTGGAAGTGGAAGCACCTACACACTTGGGCAAACAATTTTCCTCGGGTCCATGTCGGACGGGTAAATTCCGAGCGTCTGCTTTGGATTTGCCATGAAGCTGGGGTGGAGTCCTGCGATGGCACGGGGTGGATGCGTGGAGGAGAAGAACGGTTAGAGGAACTCCATCGCTATTTAGAACAATCAACCGGAGGAGATCGCCGCCCTCAACTGCAATTTTCACTATAAATAACGAAGTTTTGACTGATACCATATGAACACACTAGAACACTACATCGAGGCGCATCGGCTCAACGAAACCGAGGTGATGAACATCCTGCAAGACCACGGTGTGATTTCCGACAACTGCGTGACCGCAGCGGAGGTCGCTGGGTCCGGCAAGGCGGTCGCCTTTTTGAACACTCTCCCACCAGACGAACAACCAATACAAAACCAACCATGATCACATTAAGCATTGATGTAACCCAACTCGACAAAGCCCGCTTCAAGCGGATCACCCGCAAGAACGGCAAGGAGGCGGTCTTTGCCGACCTCATCCTCATCGACACCCCGGACGGTCAGTTCGGCGACTACATGGTCAAACAATCGGTCTCCAAGGCCGAGCGTGAAGACGGTCTCCAACTGCCCATCCTCGGCAACGCCAAGCATGTCGAGAAAACCGAAAAAACAACCCCACGACCAGCAACCACTGAAAGTGACGAAATCCCCTTCTAAAGACTACCATCTCGAAGGGGTCCGAGACTTAGCCTGCAACATCATCTTGCAGGCGGTCGAGGACATCTGGAACCGCCAGAAATACAAATCGAAACACCAGCGGGCGATCATGGTGGAGGCTCGGCGGTCGGCTCGGCATTTTTTTAAGAACCGAGCGTTCACGCAAGTCTGCAGCACGATGGATTTACCTGCGGACAAAATCAAGGATGCGGCATTCCACCCGGCGAAATACCCCGAAATCATAAAAATGCTGCGAGAAAGGAAAAAACGATGAGTGACACACCGGAAACGGACGCGATGCGAAAACTGACATGGAAAAGTTCCCAGCCCCCGGTCAATCCAATACCGGGAGAATTTGCAAAAAAACTAGAGCGCGAGCGCGACCAGGCGAGGGAGGCATTGAGAGAGGCAATCCAATTTCGCGACACAACGCTCAACGGCTACGATCTCGATGCGTGGCTCAAAGCAGCGGGCCTCAAACCATGAACTGGACACATGAACAACTCAGACAACTCGGCTACACCGAATCAAGCCCGGGAGTGTTCACTCACTCTTCAACTGCGGGGATACCTCACGCCAAGCCTCAACCGGCTCCTCGGCCAGCACTGGACGACACTCCAAAAGGAGAAAGTCCGCGCCCGCCGCGCACTCGACTCCGCATTGAAAGAAAATCCATTCGCCTACTTGATGCAGACAACTTCGCAGGCGGATGCAAGCCACTCATCGACCAGTTGCGTTACGCGAAACTCATCCCGGACGACGATCCAGAAAGTGTCGAAATCCTCTTTGTCCAAAGCAAAGTCAAAACGAAGAAAGAAGAAATGACTCACATCGAAATAACAACCACAGGGGGAGTATGAGGGGGAGATTCCCAATACTTGTCAAGATCAATTTTGACTGATACCATCAACCCTATGAAATTGAACCCGAAACAAGAGGCGTTTTGCCAAGGGGTCGCGAGTGGATTGTCGCTTACTCAAGCCTACATCCGCGCCGGTTACTCCGAAAAGGGAGCCGATGGCGCCGCTTGCAAATTGCAAGGAAATGCAAGTGTGGCCTTCCGAATTGACGAACTCCGCGCCAAAAGCGAGGCCAAGCTCACCTACAAACGCGAGACCTATCTCGAAACATTGCGCGAGCGGTTCATGGAAATGCCGCCGGAATCCGCGACCTGCGCGAAGTATGGGGAGATGCTTGCGAAGGCGATGGGATGGAACGAACCGGAGAAGATCGAGGTCGCCGGGGCCATGGACATCAACATCCGCATCGGTGGCCATTAACATCGACATCATCCCGCGCCCCCAGTTGGCAAGCTACCTGCACCGCTCACAACGCTGGTCGGTGATGGTGCTGCACCGCCGCGCCGGGAAATCGTTCGTCTGCATCCAAGACCTCATCGCCAAGGCGCTCTCGCACAAACGCAGCGGACCACCGCTGCGCTACGCTTATGTGGCTCCGACCCGCGAGCAGGCGAAAGACATCGCGTGGAAATACCTTGTCCAGTTCACCTCGCAAATCCCCGGCGTGGTCATCAACAAGGCCGATCTCGCGATCACCTTCCACAACGAGGCCACGATCCGACTCTACTCGGGCGAAGCTTACGAACGCCTTCGCGGAATCTATCTCGATGGGGTCGTGATGGACGAGGCCGCCGACCTCGACCCAGCGGCATGGGACAATGTCATCCGACCCACACTCACCGACTACCAAGGCTGGGCGACATGGGTGGGAACGCCGAAGGGGCGAAACATTTTCTGGAAGATGTGGAACCGGGCGTGTGCGGACAACGAGTGGTTCACGCTCATGCTCAAGGCGAGCGAGAGCCACATCATTCCCGAGGAGGAACTCACCGACATCCGGCGTGGCACCACGGAAAATGCCTACCAACAGGAATACGAATGCTCGTTCAACATCGGTCGCCCGGGCGCGATCTATGTTCGCTCGCTCGAAAAGGCGCGAGCCGAGAAGCGGGTCACGAACGATGTGCTGTGGTTCAAAGAACTCCCGACATACACAAGCTGGGATGTGGGCGCTCCGCTCAACCAGAAGGTCTGGATTTGGCAGATGGTCGGCGACCGGATCAACTATCTGGAATCCCTTTCCGGGTCCGATGAATGCAAAACCCCGGCGGATTGGGCGGCAAGGCTCAAGGAGCGCCAATACGGATACGGTGGTCACTTCATTCCGCATGACGCCGCAGCGGAGGTCGGCGGACTCTGGCAGGAGGCGCTCGGTCGCAGCGGGCTGACCGGCGTGGTTCCTGTGCCACGGCAGATCAGCGTTTGGGATGGCATCAACCTCGCCAACGATGCGTTCCCGCGCATTCACATCAACGAGGCCGGATGCGCGGATGGCATCGAGGCGCTCGACGCCTACCATTCCAAGGAGGAACGCGATGGGGTGACCATCAAGGATGTGCCGGTGCATGATTGGAGCAGTCACTTCTGCGATGCGTTCAGTCTCTCGCACCAGGCAATCAAGCGAGGGATGGTCATCGACCGCAGCGCGATCCCGCGCAAGGCCGAGCGCCACGAAGCAACCCGAGTCATGGCAGGATTCCGAGGCGGTGGATTCGGAAAGGTGCGGCGGTGATTCCC